ATTATTACAATCTGAAATATCAAAAACATAATATTTAATGTTCTTATTTTTTTTCACATTAGCCTCATTTGCTTCTATAATCAACTTATTATTGACCTCAAATGAACATCCTATATTACTTTGTAATATTTCACTTTTTTGTTTTATATCATCAATTTCTGTCCCCATTTCTTTTGCTTTAACCATCCATTCTTGTTCATTAGTTCCTCCACGTTTTTTCTTGCCTCCTCCTCCAAAAGGAGTTTTTCTACTCATATTTGGAACTCTAGGAACTCCATGTTTGGTAGGGACAGGACCGACTACTGTATCACCCATGAGTTCCCCCAAATTATATAATCCTAACCCATCGCCAGTTAAAGGTGTTGGAAATTTAACATTTGTGCTTTCATTATATGTGATAGCTAATGGGTCTGTCCCAGTATTATACTTAGCTAATTCTTTTTTTTCGTTTTCTTCATTAGAAGTTATCTTAGGCGTAGCACTCTTTTTTATATGTTTCTGAAGGGATGATGATTTTTTATATTTCTTTGTAGTATTACTAGTATTGCTAAATTTATTAGATTTGCTTGATTTATTTGATGTATTAGATTTGATTGATTTATTAGATGTATTTGTCATTAATATATAATCTTATAAAAATTTTATATTAATTTATTTTCTACTGGATTTACGCGTTCTTCTCTTTGATTTCCTTTTTTTCACCATTTTCACCCGTTTCACTCTTTTCACCTTCTTTGTTTTTCGATTGACCGCCTTTTGCCTTCTTTTGGTCTTCCTTCCTTTCTTCTTTTTTCCACCGAAAAAATTACCATCATCAAAACATTTAATATCATCTAACATATGTTCATACTCTGTTATTTTATTTACTATTTGTTGCCAGTATAATGTGGTTTGATCATTAGATGATAACAAATCGTATTGTTTATATAACTCATCTAATACATTATATAGATCTTCTATTTCGCAATGCATTTTATTATCTGTAGGTATCGGACTACTGCTTAATTTATTGATCAAATCACTTGATTCTAATGTTAATTGTTCAAGACGTGGACTTAATGCTCTTGGATCTTCTTTATTTTTTGGTAATGTATTCTCAGTATATTCGTTTATTAATTTTTGTAATGCATCTACATTATTTTTAAATAATAAATCATATTCTTGATTTATTTTTGTATCGTAATTTGCATTTTTATAATTTTGGTTATAATAGTCAATAATATTTGTATAATTCGTTTTTATTAGTCCATACTGTTTATCATAGTTGTCATCTTTTGGTAATCCTTTTATTACTATATTAATGTTATCAAATGATTCTAATAATGACTTTTCATTTTCTAATTCCTCTTTATTACTTTTCAAAATAGCCACTGATTGTTGATTAGCTATTTTTTTTTTTATTTTCTCTGATATATCTTCCAATTTAGGTTTTACTGCTTCATTTTCTAAAGCGGTATCTATTGTGCTATTCAATTTGTTTATTATCTCCTCGAAAATTGAAATAGAATTATTAACATTGATTATTGCTGAGTTTATTCTTTTCAAATTCGTTACATTATCATCTAATTGATTTTCAAGGTCTTCAAAAGGAGAAGTACAAATTCCCATTCTTGACTTAATTCGGGAACATCTTGATATTTGTGGTTTCGATATAGATTCAAATGGAGAACCTTTCCCTGGGTCGTTTCGGTCGAATGTATTGGTAAAAACATGTGGCGGGTGCAGCGGCGGCATATCTGGGTCATCTGTATTATCATTAAATCCACTCATTCTATTATTATATTATGCTTAGGTATTATTTATTATTTATATCTACTTTTATTTTTCTCGTTCCGCGATCATTGTTATTATAATTGTACGCATAATTGCTAAAACTATTCATTGACCCCTTCACTTTGCCCATCATTCGTTTTGCCGAATGAATGATTTTCTTTCGCCTTAATTTACATGACGATTTAATCTTCCCTTTCATGGTATCCATATTTATTTTCCCCTCTAAAATAATCACATCAACGTGCACTTCATATACTGTCATAGAAGTTCCCATGATATCGGTTGCTTCTTTACTACTTCCGTCCCATGAAACGCTCCCTACTGTATAATCTTTCCCTTCGTGGGTAATATGACTGCCTGATTTTATAATTTGCTCTAATATATATCCCACATTGGTATTAAAATATTTATCATTTGTTGATTCAACCAATAGTTTTTCATATTTCAAGTCTTTTTCCATTTGAGTTGTATCTAATTCATTTAAACGCATATCGCTTTCTATTACTTTTAATTTATTTTGCGTTGTTTCTTTTAAATTTACCTTTTCATCATAACCAAATGGTATTAATTTGTTTTCAAGTAATGTTTTTTGTTGATTATTTATTAGTTTTGTTTCTTCGTCGGTTGCATTGTCGGTTGCATTGTCGATTTCATTATTTTTATTTTGAATATTTGTTTTTAATTCTTTATATTTATCGTTGTGCTCGATACTAGTTATTTCACCAATTAATTCTCTTATTTTATCGGTTAATTCATTCTTTTCCACAAATAATGTCCTTTTATCTTGTTCATTTTTATCTATTTTTGATTTCAATCGATTACGTTTGTTATCCAAATAGCGCGCTTTTTGTAAAAAATCTCGTAATCCCGATTCACTGGTAAAGTTGCCTTTGTTTTCGGGCATATTCTTCTTTATTTTGCGAAAATCAACATCCTTTACAAAATAAGCGTGGATATCTCCCGAGCCAAGCACCTTGGACTTCAATTTTGACGAGGGGAAATCTCCGGTTTCACCGATTTTTATTTTCAATCCATGTGGTACTATTTCAATCGATGTATCGAGATCAGCGCCGCCAGATTGAGTATTTTTTAATTCCCATCCACCTTTTTGTTCAATGACTTCTCCCTCCTTTCCCTCTTCTTCGCCTTCAATATTTTCCTTCATTTTGATTTTTATTTTTTTTCCTTTTTTTATGACTTTGATTTCTCCTTCTTCTTTTTCTTCTTTTTCTTCTTTTTCTTCTTTTTCTTCTTTTTCTTCTTTTTCTTCTTCCACCCCTTCCACCCCTTCATTTTTATTTCCCAATACTATTTTATTCTTTTTCTTGACAATAACCGGTTCTTCATAGTCAAATATATTATTTCTGTTTTTATCTCTAGAGGTAGTTTCATCATAAGTATTATATTCACCATAATTGTTTTTTACATCAGGAACCATGTTTGTAAAATAATCCTTGTCCAATATAGATTGAGGTATCAATACTTCATTGGTATTTAAATTGTAATCCTGCTGTATCATTAATAGATAAGTATTTGGGTCAAACATAAACATGCGGATATTATCATAACGGATGATTTCATCTGTTAATCTTTCCATATACAATTGTTGGTTATCTCCGTTATGTATTAAGTTATTTTTTGGTAAATTCATTTTGTCTTTTTTATTTGTTAATCCCAAAATAACCAAATCGTCGTCTTTCAAATTCATAATAAATTTGTTTGTATAAATATCGGTAAAATCAAAGAATTTCTTGGTTAACTTTTGTAACTTTTCCCCAATGACATCCAGTTTACTTTTGTATAATAAAAAAGGAGCATCCACCACGCTCTTCATTTTATCTTTTAATTCAATATTTGTAGGATTGTTGATTATCAACCGCATCTTATGGCGATAAGCGTTATAAAATAAATTTTCAAGTTTGATTTGTTTTACCATGATAATTCGTTCATTATCAAATTCATCAAAATTTTTGAAAATAATAGAATCAATAAATTCAAAGTTGGTTTCCATTTGTTCAAAATATAAATTCTCGGTTTCACTTATATCATTATCGTCGTCATCAAAATTAGGAATGGTTGGATAGATAGGAATGAAATAATCCATACTGGTAGTTAACCCGACAATCGTATTATTCACAACCACCTTTTTAATTTCTTTAAAAGCTAATAATTTCTTTTTCGCTTTTTGAAGAACATTAAAATATTTCAAGGTTGTTTCATAATCTCCATATAATTTATCATTTGTAAAGAAATCGAATTTTTCATTAGGATTAAAACTACTAGGATAACAAGGTATTGCAAACATATCATCATTGAATTTTATTTGAAACGCAATCACTTTCCCGTGATAATTAATAATTTGACATTTTATTTCATAATTTAAAGTTTCAAACATTTCTCGCAAAGAACCCGCCGTTCTTAATGTTTCACTGCTAATCTTATCAGAATTGGTGTTAGGTAAAGGGGAACATTTATTATAATAATACTCTACTTTATTGAATAATTCTTTGAGTTTTTTATTTTTAAAGAATATTTCAACATCTTCCTTCTTTTCAATTTTACCTGATTTAGATTTTTTCAATATATGCATAATAGGTTCATAATAATTATCTTGTTTTAATAATATGATACTGGGTTTTTTACTATCAAATTTATTTAATACATAAAAATTGGATGGACATATTAATTCTACGTAATTATATACCTCGTCTTGTGGCATTTCGAATATAATTAGATTGATACCATCTTTAAATAAACTATCATTCTTGTCACATACAAAATCCCATAAATATTTATAATCAATATAATTGTCATTTGATTTAATATAATCAACGAAATTTTCATACGCTCCTACAATATTATTGAAAAACTTTTTCTGTGTATCATCTCTATTGTTGATATTTTTATACAAATTACTCTCTTTATGTTTGTTATTAATCTTTATATTTGACTTATTATTATTATTATTATGAAATATACTGATTAGATTACCATTTTGATAGGTTACAAATTTATCAATTGTTATACTATTTGTAATAATATCCTTGATGTCTTTTACACTTGGGTAGTCTGTATATGTTTTCTTCAAATAATGCCCTCTCAAGAAAGCCAAACATTCCAAAAACGATTGATTTTTATTTTCATTTACACCTACACGTAAATAACAATCAAATTCCTTCATATCTTCAGAAATAATACATTTCGAATGGTCATTTTGGAATATTTTTTGTATAATCAAAGGTAAATAACCCACACGATAAAAGGGCATAGGGTATTTGTTTGATAAAAGAATATTTAACGATAAGAATTTTTTATTCTTTAACCGGACTCTTGTTCCTTTTTCTACTACGGAAACTTCGTCTGTTTCTTCGTTGTCTTCATCATCATTGTCTTGAGAATTATCTTCGTTTTC